TGTTGTCCATACTTTTCGTGATACTTTATAAAAACAAAACCTAAAGCTTCTAACCACTTTATAGCAGAATGATTCTCTGCATATACAAAATTATATAGGAGTTTATAAGATTTCAACAAATTATCTACCCATTTTCTGCCTTTTCTAATAAGTTGTATTTTATATTTTTTATTAGAAAACAATTCATCAGTACAAATCATAAATATACAACCACCTTTTATTACTCCACATAACCCCATAGGTTGATCTTCGTCACCTGCTATAGTTTGTATCTTTTGACCAAATAGATAACATAAACGTAAAGAATCTGCTGCATCTCTTCCTGTTTGATATAAACCTTCTAGTCGATCTATTTCTCTCATGTTTTTACATACATAATTTAAGTCTGATAGTTTTGATTTTCTTAAATATCCCATTAAGTTCTTCTACTCCTCATGTGAAATACTCCTTCATATTCTGCACTAGCTAATAATGTAGGCAAGAATGTATTGTTTTTTATATCTATATCAACTCTATCTGACTTACTCATAATAGGTACTTTAAATGTTCCTGTATCTAAATTAATCTGACCAATAGAAGCAGAAGCAGCACCAAGCAAACGACCAGTAAATTTATGTAAAGATGTATCTCTGTTCTCTGGTGTAACTTCTACCTGGAAGAAACCAGAATCTTCATATTTAATATAAAAATGATGAATCTGTAATCGACCACTAATTAATTCAGTAGCACCTCCACCACCTTGAGTTAATCTCTGCTGACTGAATCTATAGTGCATTTCATAAGGTTCACCAATAATAAACTTACTATTTCTAAAATCTCCTGTAGCTGTAATGGTAGAAGTAGAGCCATTGGTTGCATTAGTAGTTGTAAGTGCTTGTCCTGATATAAGAGTTTTTGTATTACCTTGAGCATCAACAAACGTGCTTGTTTCTCCACTCGCAAGATACCTGCCAACTATATTCATATCGGCTCTTAATCTATAAGGAACTGTAAAGGTAGAGATGCCAGTAGAAGAGTTATAAGCAACAGATACACCGCTAGTTGCTTCTGTTACTTTATGGTCAAGATGATATTCAAACTCTGCATTAGGTTCTCTGAAGCTTGTCTCAAATGGTATTTTTTCTAATGTAACTCCATTAGCTTCTTGTATAACCATTATTAAATCAGTACCAATAAAATCAATATTTAAAATAGATCTATTACTGTTGATAGTAAAAGTAAACCAAGCATTTAAGGCTTTAGTAAAACCTTCACCATATAACCATCTGTTTACATATAGCTTGTTTGGATTTTCTGTACCAAGCAAGACAAGAATATCCTGGTTGTTTGATACTGCCATTTTAAAAATACCACTTGGTATCAGTCTTGGTACATGAATAGTTGTGTTTGCAGCATCTTGGATCTGTTGATTACCTGCAATAATATATTCTCTAATACCTGCAAAAGAACCTTTTTTTGTAAGAAAATAAATAGAAGAACCAGAACCTACAGGCTGTGCTGCTGCATTACTTTCAAATTCAGTTTGTACCAGTACGTTAGCTGTTGAAGGTGTAAGGTTATCTGCTGAACTTGATAAGACAAATTGTGTTTGTTCAGAAAATAATATCAACTTTTCTCCCATAGTTACTGCGTGTTTTAAGATCGCAACTTTTGTATGAGATGCAGCTACATCTATGGGTTCAGTATCTAAAACTGATATAACTGTTTCTGGAAAAAAATTAAAAAATTCTGATACTGTTGAAAGTATTACATTATCACCTGCTAAAAATCCAAGCCTGTTTCTAAAGAAAAATACGTTATTGATTTTGTTACCAATAAAAGAAGGATCTGGTGCTGATACTAAATCACCAACAATACGTTCACCCCATTTTGGAAGATTAAATGATTGACCACTTGCTGTATATGAATCTCCATCTACTCTTGCAAATCTAAAGTTACCATCAGCCTGACGTATCAAAACGTGTGGCATAGTATCGTAATTAAATTTAAAAGGTATGCCAGCTTCTACTGTTTCAGACCATTGACCTTCTTCAAAAGCATTTCCATTATTAGTCGTAAATTTAACGTAGTAATTATCAAAATCTGTACTTTCATCACCAACAACCTCTACTACATATCCATTAGGTGACACATTTGGTAGATCAGTAAACTGCTGTACTGTATCTTTTATGACTGTCATTTTGGTATTACCTTGAGAGTCATTACCATCTATTGAAAAATCACTACCATCATTCTTTTTTATATGTATAACAGGACCATTTCTGGCAATAGCAAAACCTGTAAGGCCAGAGTTTAAACCGCCTGCAAGATCAGTAGCTACAGTTGTAGTTGAAAGAGGATCGTTGCCAGTAGTGTCATCTGTTACTGTCACTCCATCTACAGTCACAGAATAAGTAGTTTTAGATGTTGCCTGGTTTATAAATATAATTGCCTGAGTTATGTTGCTTGCACTATTTGATAAGGCACTATCCATTGCAGGGGTGATACTGGTATTAACAACAAACGTGAAGTCAGCAATAGTAACTGTCTTCATTACACTTCTAGGATTTGATGTGTTTAAATATGATGTGCCATCTGGTTTATGGACTGTAAGTTCTGTACCATCTAATTCAAAAACTTTTACATTACCATTACTAAATACAGCTACATACTGTTCAGTTGCATCTCTATTTATAGTTTGAATATGTACATTTCCTAGAGTCGAATTGCTGATTGTTGCCAAGAATTGAGATCCAGACCTTTTTGTAAGACCAAGAACAGGGTTGCTGTCAGCATTATCCTGTATGTCAGCGTGATCTGCTTGTTTCAAAGCATCAGAAGACTGCGATATACCTCTTAATAATGTAGGTATAGCTCTTGATATGACAGCCATAGTTATCTAATTAAGGCACTAGAAGGATTGTAAGTATCAAAGATACTGGTAAGAGAAGGATCTCCTCTAAGTATATTATGATCTCCGTTTGCTAAGTCTGTTTCCATCAATATAGCTCTAGCTTTTTTCTCGTCTTGTTCTGTATAGGTTCTTAAAGATTGGTCACTAACAAGTCTGTCAACAAACTTTCTGGCAGCTTGTATATTCATATAATGTCTAGCTGGTTCTGGTATCTCATCAAAATCTCTTAAATAAACAACAGTACAAATTAAGTCTTCATCAAATTCAAACTTATTGTTTTGTCTGTCATATAATTTTAGACCACGTTGTATAGGATCAATGGTTGGGTGTTGATGTATATTTGCATCTACCCTTAATACATTTGTAGGAATGTTTATTTGATTAGATCCATCTCTGGTAAGAGTTACATCTATTTCTGTATTAAAAGACCAGCCTTCTGACTGAACACTTTTATTAACTTCTGTAAGAGTTGATTGAGCAATACGAGCATCAACAGGAAGTGTACCGACAAGACTATTGATAGGTGCTTCTCCTATAGCTGCCAACATAATATTGATAGCTTCAAGTTCTGTAGTTGCTGCTACTGCCATGATTAGTATTTAATTTTTAAAGAGTCTCTACCACCTTTCATTTTTTTCTTTTTCTTCTTTTTCATTGATGTACCATAACCCATAATAATTCTCCGTATTAGTAAAAAAAAAGGGTATCTAATAATAAGATACCCTATAAATTGAAATTAAGAAGCAGATAACTTAATAGTAGCTGCACATTCTGGTCTTAGGATTCCATGACCAAGAGCATACTTAGCAACCATTAATGTACCTTGATACATAATTCCGTAGTCAGAACCAGAGATCTCAGTTGTCATATCCATTAATTTAACTGTACCAACAGCAGATTTGTGGAAGACAAGACCAATAGTTTTACTATCGTCACCTGAGTAAGTGTTGTTAGCACCTGATGGGTTTGATCCTACGTTTGATTGAGGTACGTTGTTACTCATCATTACAGGAATACCTGCAACCTGTTGTACACGACCAGAAGCAAATGAACCATTACCACCTGGGTTAAAGTCAACATCTACAGTTCTTGTAGCAGACTCAGCAAGTTTGTAGTACTCAGCAGGTGGTAGTACACAGAAACGATCTGTTGGAGGAAT